ATGCTTGAGATAATTGTCCTTCTAATGCTAACATCTGTGCGTTCATTCCAGCTGCTCCACCTGCCAAAGCTGTAGCGTATGATCTTTCGTTTGCAAAGAATTGTGCTTCTTGATCCACAAGAGTTCTTTCTAACTGTTCCCTGCCATATCCTGATTCGGCTGGGTTATGTCCTTGTGCTATAAGTCTTCTCGATACTTCATCTGCTGTTCTTCCTAGAGCTGCGAGATATTGTTCTGGTAATTCTCCCCTATCTAGTGCAGCTAATTTTTCCTTAGCTGACCGTGAGTAATGACCAGCAAACTCATCTCTATATTGCCCGGCAGCATCTTGCAATGCTTCTAATTGCTTAGCTGCTAACTCATCTTGATATTGACCACCTGCGGCTAGTAGAAAATTACCTAGCCCAGCCCTATTGAATGATAATCCAGTACCAAGATTAGGAGCGGTAACGTTAGGTGTAAGTGTTCCTGTTGTAGGTTGTATAGCTTGTTGATATCTTTGCCATTGGGCTTCTGTTCCACCGCCCACACTTACAGTTGCGTCAAGCATCGCTCGTTGAGCTGTAGATGTCATGGAAGCCTGCGGACTGGCTAAAAATTGTGTAGTAGAGGGAGATATTCCTCTTAGACCAGCACCAGTTACTCCCTGTAAAGCAGTTGATCCAGCAAATGATCCAGCTCCTACTGTTCCACCTAAATTTCTTATTAAATTAGCTCCGGCAAAATTACTTGCCTGATTGTATGCAGCAGGTCCGCCAAAGAAATTGGCTATACTACTACCGGTATTTGATAGAGTACTTCCAAAACCACCACCAGCACCACCACCAAAACCAAAACCACCAGAAGCTAGTTTTCCACCAATATAACCAGTAGCCGCGCCCGTAAGCACTCCCTTTATTCCACCACCAGTAGCTCCACCGGCTAATGCCCCACCAGCTGCTGCTCCCCAAGGTCCAGCAACAGCAAATCCTATTGCTGGTAATGCAAAACTAGCAACTGACTTAACTATGCCACCACTTATATATAAGGGTGCAAAAGCAAATCCCATTATGTCTTTCCAGAATTTAAAAATCATGATTTATTTTCCTGTTCTTTTAAGTAATCCTCAAGATTATCATCTACAATTAATTTATATATCTCATCTCCGTAATCCATTACAAATTGTTTACCATGAATAATTAAAGCAATGTGTAATAGTACTGCTCCTAATTCGTATCTTAATACATGAGATATATCCAATCTTTCTTTATTTTTTTCTAATTTAGCAGATGCTATAAAGGTCATACAAGCATGAGTTATGGCTGGTTGTATTACACCAAAATTCTTAACATAAAAAGGGTTAAGGGGTAATTCTGCTAACAAAAACCACAATACCTCATGGACATCTTCATTCTTATTATCTTTATCTATTAAATCATCCCAAAAGTGAGCTGTTTTATGTAGTCCAAACCATAGATTTCTAGCATCTACGTGATTCTTAGGAATAATATCATTTATTGTCATTGCCATTTTATACTGTATACCAATTAGTTGCATCTACAGCTATGTATCTTCTTGAAGCTCCCTCACCAAGTGCAGTTCCATCTACTGCATTTGCTGAACCACCATCTATAGCGTCTCCAGTGTTAGGCCATATTTGTATATCTTGAGCAGCGTCAGCATTTATAATTAAAATTTCTAATCCAGCTGCTGCCGCTGGTAACTTAACTCCATCATCATCAGTACCAACTACTGTTACTCTATTTATATCTGCAGTTAAAGCTGTTGCCCCAGCTTGAGTTTGAGTAGCCCCAGCTGTTATAGAGTTTGTTATCGATTTAACAAAATTTCCACCAATTCCAGCAGCAGCTACTGCAATATGTTGTGCTTCTGTTAAATGGTATCTCTCTCCACTACTTCCACCTTGATGTGTCTGTAAACTATTATGAGTACGAGTTGCTATTGATGTAATATTAGAACCAGTAAAATTTAATCCATTATAATAACCAACTCCCCCAGTAGTAGTTCCACCTAACTGTTGACTTAACCTCTCAAAATATCTTTTCCACAAAGGAGAAGTAATTGGTGTATGTAGAGGTGGAGGACCTAAAGCCATTAATTATTTCCCTCAGCATATTTACCTTGTACTAATCCCATTTCAAGAGCTTCTAATCTAAGAGGGGTATTTGCTGTATGAGCTAATCTAAATGCTCGCCTGTGAAATCTTCCCAAAGCAACTAGTCTTGGAAAAATATTGTTCATATCTACAGTCCTAGATGTCGCATAATTATTGTAATCATCATCTGACCAATCTATAGTTATTGGAGAAGATGAAGATTGTATATCTCCAATTAAACCAAGCCTATATAAAAATTTAGGCTTAGTTGATAAAAAATCTATTCTATTAGTTAACACTTCTACCTTAATATCATTTGTTGAATCTTGATGAATATCAATATCCATATTATATATTTTGCCGTTATCTTCATCTAATATAAATTTCTTATCCGCATTCTCACAAAAATCCATACCAGTAAAATAAGTTTCAGTACTTCCATCAAAAGAACTCCACTGATGCCAAGTTCCATCTCTGAGATCACATACTAATGTCTTTGCAGTATTTTTAAGAGTTAATATATAAAACTGATGTCCATCAATTCTCATACCATAAGCGTAAGCATCAGCTATACCATTTCCACCACCATTGGCTTCTTCATCAATTAAACGTTCTACGGGTTTTGAACTAATAGTTTTTAAATCATTTCCCTCAAGCATCATAATTGATTTACCACCAGTACGTCCCTGTGCTAACCATACTACAGTATTCTCACCAGAAAAAATAGTATCTCCATTTGCGCAACCGTATCTAATTGCTATACCTTCTACTGGGCTTAGAGTTGATCCTGATGCATTACCGGCGTTAAAGAAAAATTCAGTAGACCACTCATTAAACGCTATAACAAAATTTAAATGTTTAGCTATTCCAACTCCTAAATCAGGCTCCAATGATGAAGTAAGATTGCTATCAGCATTCCAAGACGTTGGGTCATTTACATCAGCGTGAAAGATTTGATTAGTAGAACCTTTCATAACACAAATAAATCCATCTATATTTACTATACCTGATACTAACCCGGTTGGTATATCTGCGTCAGTCTGTTTTGTCATTGTACCATCTGCAGCAACTGTCCATATTTTATCAGCTACTCTAAATACAAGTCTTGGTGTTCCGCCTCTAACTTCGGTTACATCAACTCTGCCAGTAGCATCATCCAATGTACCACTTAATGCCGTACCATCTTTGAATATTTTATTTCCAACAACAGCATAAATAGACCCATCCTGAGTCCAACCATATAATGCTCTGCCAGCAGCTGTTATCGCTAACCTTGTTGTGTCTGAGCTAACAACAGATACTGCTCCAGAAATTGTCACAGCATTTGCAGATGGATTCTCGACAGTAAAATCAGCGTGGGCATTAACCGCTGTAAAAATATTATCCGCTGTTGTGTCGTTGCTCTCATTTGGTCTGAATCCTAAAGTCTCAGCTGGAGCAGATCCAGAAACCGCTTCAGAAGTAAAGGTCACCGTTGTACCATCTGACTTTGTCAAAACTAAAGTAGTACCCACAGCAATGTTAGCAAAGTCTGTTACTGTTACCGTTGGATCTGTAGTCTGAGAATCTGAAAATCCTGGTCTTTTTACAACACAAGTAAATGGAGATTCCCCAGGACCACTTATCATTTCAGGATAACAATTTTTAAACCATTGATCCTCTGTTGTACTAAATTGCCTTTGTTGAGGCAAAGCAAATAAAGGTACTCTTAATGAATCCATATATTACCTACGATATGTTCCTTGTCTATCTGCGGGAAGCAGAAATAATGATTCTTTTTCTGTCGACCACGCATCACATTGTTGTTTTAATGATGCAGCTATTTGAACTAATTCCGCATAACGATTATCACTTACTCCATATTTAGGAGCTATAAAAACTGCTAATCCCCAACATAGTGGTAAATACCACTCTTGAGGAAAGTCAGGCTCACTTTCATTAGTTACACCATCAAAATCTTCATATGCTCTAGTTACATATAAATGTATTCTATCGTTCGTGAATGAGTCATCAGGAACAGGCCAAACATTCATATTAGCTGTAGTTACCTGAGGATCAAAATAC